TTATTGACTGGCGTAAAACTACCAACAAAATAGTAATTCGTATAAGTTGAAGTGAAGACACTTGTTAAATCTAAACTACCGACAGCTGCGCCATTACCTGAGGAAATTTTTACTAATCCACCTCCGGGAGTATCGACAAAACTTAAATTACCAGAGCCGTCAGTTTGTAGCATTTTGTTAGCTGCTGGATCAGTTCCGGGAAAAGTAAGTGTATAACTACTTGAAGTGCTGTGTGCTGGTGACTTTAGCTTTATTCCGTGTGAGTTCTGTGAACAATTTAGCTGTAATGTGCCGTCAGTAGTTCCGTCGCCTTTGATCTGTAAACCAGCAGCACTAGATGTTGAAACAAAATTAGTTTTTGCATTAGTGACAGTTGCATCGCTTGGAGTACCAATATCCAAAACATTACCCAATGCTAACACAAAGTCGATTGAATCTGATGATGCTAATGTGCTTGAAAAGGTAAGAGTAGAGCCTGAAACTGTATATGAACTACCAGCTTTTTGGATTGAACCATTCAAAGACACAAGTAAATGATTTGCTGACTCTGGTACAAAAGCAACTGAATCTAATGTTAAACTATAACTTGCTGTAGCACTTGCTGTAAGTGCATCGAGCATAGAATACGCACCAGTCTGGGGTTCTTTGCCTATGTAACTCATTTAAGCACCTCTGTTGGAAATTCGTATGCATTAACTTTATCAACTGTGTCAAGTCCATTTGTAGCATCTCTTAATTCTTGTCTATAAGTTTTCATTTCGTCACTCATGGTTAAATCACTACTAGCTGTCCAATCTGTTTTTGCTAATAAATTATTTCTTTTATTTCTTAATTCTTCTATTGCTCTATTAAAAGATTCATTGTCCCATGCTGTGTTTTTAGCATTGTATTCTGTGATTTCTTCCGATGTTAAATCTACTTCTTTATTATCTACTAATTTTTTCATTACGCTTTTATTCCATAAATACTAATATTAAGAGTACTAATTGTTCCAGAACCGGGCAAAACTTGTAAGCCACTTATAGCTGAAGTCGTGTTAATTCTAAAAGTTCCAAACAATGACCTACCATTTCCATTGTAATCAAGGAAACCACCTACAGCAGTAACATATTTTTGATTTGCTGTAGAGTGAGGATTTAAAAAAGTCAATTCAGCATTCTGACTTTCGCCTGATGCGTTACCACCTGATGCGATGTGTCCCATATCCATACCAGTCGTTGTACTTGCACGACCTGAAAAAGAATCATTACCGCTATCATCAGAAGTTGCCCAAATATTTCTTGCATAAATACTACTTGATAAAAAAGAACTGCCATTATCTGTGCTTATTCTTAATTTCAAATTTGCATTGTCATCTGATAATTTTGCATTTGAAATTAAAACTTTAAATGTTTTATAAGTGGTTGATATAACTGAATTTGTGTAATCTACCGAGCTAGTTGATGATGTAATATTAGTTGTTGTAATTTTTACAAAATCAGTAGCTATGCCTGTTAAATTAGCACCTGAAACTGCTGGTAAAGTAGAGGGAAATCGTGCATCAGCGAGTGTGCCTGATGTAATTTTACTAGCTGATAAATCAGGAATATCACTTGCTGTTAGAGGTTGAGGCGTTGGAACTTTTCCTATGTATCCCATTCTTTACTCCTATGTAATCTCTAATATACTTAATGTTGCGTCTATCTTTGCAGAAACTGAACAGTCAATTTTTATAATGTCAGTTGTTTGAACAACCACTTTTCCACCAGTCAATAATTCAAGTGAACTACCAGCTGGTATGCTAACATCTTTAGCAACAAAAACTGTTTCATTCGTTTCAGTATCGCTTGTATCAGAAACTAATTGAACACTAGCAGTCACAGATGTTGTATGAATGTTGCAAAGAACTAAACCAATTACTACTGTTGTTGTTGATGACGGCACAGTGTACAAAGTCAATGGGGTTCCTGAACTTGCAGGCATAGCACCATTTGTTTTTACTTTGAAAGTATTAGCCATGTTTTACTCCTATCCTAATGCAATCGCTAATGGTAAAGCGTTTGGATCAGTTTCAGAAATGGTGCCTGTCACTGACATTGTGCTTGTAATAGCGTTGCTTGAAATATTTATTTGGAACAATTCTACATTATCAGAGCCGTCATTTATCTTAACTTTTAGTACTCCACTTGTTCCATTATCAACCCAAATTGTTCCAGCTGCAACACTTCCCGGTGCTGAACTTCCTACATGTGATGTATTTAATGCAGAAAGTATATTGTTCAGCTCTGTCCTAAAGGAACTGAATCCTTGGTTACTTAATGATACGTCTGATACTTGTGCCATATATTAATCTATATCCTTTTTCATTTAACTTTGCAACCCATAACCTTTAGCAATATAATCAAAAGTCCTGTCAACTGCGCTGCCACCTGATGAGGCAAACGCAATAGTGAAGCCGTTAACAGTCTTCGAAGAAATCGTGAATACATCTCCTGTTGCCATATTTTGCGCTGCTATACCGATTGCTGGAACTGCATAAAACGGATTTGCAAATGTAATAGTTTTAGTTCCTGACGAAGTTGCAAGATTACTCTCAGCAAAAGTTCTCTCTTCCATGTTTAATTTTATTACCATTGATTTTACATTACTTGAAGTTTGATCATCATCGTTAGTTAACTTTAATCTAAACTTAGCAAACTTAAATTTAAAAGTTGCTGATTGTGTTATATCTACAAAACTTGTGCAGTCTGCTAATGATGTTGTTGATGTTGCTATTTGCACTCTATGGAATGCGTGTATTTGCTCAGTGCCGTCAAACGGAGCCTTAGCAGAATCGAAGAATAAAGCACCCCTACCACTATCAAACAAGTCATAAGGATTTTCAGCATCTAAAGTTATTGTTGGTTCAATGTTTCCGTCATAAATTTGTGTTAATGATAAACTGTTAGTAAAGTTGTAAAAACCTTTAGCATCTCTATTAGAGTCGTTGAAGTTTGGATTTGATGTTGTATCTGTGCCACCTAACTCAAAATCGCCCTCAACACTATCAAAGTTTCCAACTGTGTCGTCAAAGTTTGTGACTGTATCTAATGTTAAAACAGTATCGCCTGAGGGGTCTATTTTAACTGCTAAAGGAAAACTCGCATCCATTTGATCTTGGCTCGTAAAAATATTAGGCGTCTCTGTAAATGTCGAAATAGTTTGATATGCTTGAATGCCTGAAATATTAGTAGAAACTATTGTTGCTTCAGCAGATGTATTTCCGTTCTTATCAACAGCCTTGATTAAGTACGATCCTATTCTTGCTGGTACTATTGTTGAATCACATTTTCTTCTAGGACATCGAACAAGATTAGTTGAGTTTAACCAATTAGCACCTGATAAAGTGTCTTGAAATCTTATCTCATAAAATGAAATATCTAAGTCTGTTGTCTGACTTGGTGGAGTCCATGTTAGCTTCATATGGTCTTGGCCGTGCATCTCTACAGCGAAGTCTTGCACATTAGACGGAACGTCAACGCCTCCCACAATCTTTCTTGTAGCAGAAACAAATGTTGATTTAACGCCTATCGTATTAACTGCACGAACTCTTACTTGATAAGTAGCTTCATCAATCACGTTTAAGTGCTGATAATTTAAAATTTTACCTACTGCTATTTCTCTAAATTCATCAGTCACAGCGTTTCCGTCTTGGTCTAAAGTTTGTTTTATTTGTACTTCATAGTTTTCTACAAAGTTATCAGTAGAAGCACCAACAAGTATTGTTAATCTTGTGATTACTATTCCGTCTGCATATTCAATCAATTCATCATCAAGCGTCACACTTGCTGGGGGTTGAATACTAAAAGGATTCGGAAGTGTAGTGTCTGGTATCGTTGCGACCTCTTGTTGTGTACCAAAAGTGTAGTAGCTGTCTTGATGCTCAGATAATTGAAGTCCGATAGTTTCGTCAGCATTCAATGACATACCTTGCACTCTAAAAGGTTTTGCAGAAAAACTTGGCGTAGCATGAGTTATATTAACTATATCGCCTATGCTTAATTCTAATGCTGTTGCGTCAGCTTTTAAAGTCACATCTAAACTTGATCTTGATCTACGCAATATTATTTCAGCCATTTCTTGGGCCTGATAAGGACTGTTAAGCATAGGGAAATCAAACCTACCCTCTAACAAAATACCTCCGTCAGCTGTTTTCATTGTTGCGTGTTGATCTGCACTTGCTAATCCTGTTTCATCGACAGGAGGAAACTGGGCTGTATCACTTTGATAATTTTTCGACGGATTAACAAAGTTGACAATCACTCTGTTATATCTTGAATTTTTATCTTTACTTGAAACAGTTATGCCACCTAAAATATTATCCTCTGTCAAAGTGATAGATGCAGAGCCTGATGACTCAACTAATATTTTATATTTTCCAGCACTAAAATTTAAAAAAGCACGACAACCTTTGACAAAATCTCTAACTATCTCGATAGATTTTTTTGAAGTATCAACAACTGTGTGACTGTCTAACAAATCAATCTGACTAGCACCACTGAAAGGAGTTATGTTAGTGTCGCAAACATCACCAGCCGTTTGCCAATCTGCAAAGTTAGAATCAAAATAACTGTTAGCAATACCCATTCCAAATCTATCATTTCTTAAATAGTCTAAAAGTTGATAGACAGGATTGTCTGAATATTCCCAAGTCGAAGATGTATCTTTTCTGTGTGAACCACTTCCTCCTGTGACTGTGCTATCTAAGTTAGGATTATAGACTTTACGACCTTTCACAACTGCGTTTACTACAGGTAATGAACCAAACTTATCTGCATTCCAAGTAAACCTTATCGCTAAATATGCATGACCACTTAGTTTATGATTACTAGTCCAAGATGATAGAGTACTTAACAAACTCGAAGCAGATTGTGAATCAGTTCCAAAGTGTGGCTCTACAGTAATTAAACTTGCAGAATTTTCGGTATCATAAAAATTACTATCTGAACTTGCTACTGTAATTTGTGTATTGTCTGCAATATCGCCTGTGAAAGTCACAGCACTGTCATTTACGAATATTTGTGTAATATCATCTATTTCGCCCTCACTTAACACGATAGCCATATAAAGATATTGATTGTCTGTTCCTGAAGTTTCAAGAAACACAACATTCCCACCAACTTTTCTAGTTCCATAAACTACAGGAACGTGAGCATTAGCACTAAATTTATTTACTAATACGCCTCTAGCGTTAAGGTCCTGTTGCATATCGCCAAAGTCTGGGATATCAGGCATAGGGACAAGCCAACCAATAAAATCTTCAACAATGTCAACAACGGCATCAACAACGTCGCCAATAAAATCTACTACGTCCTCTAATGGATTCCAGCCTCCCATTACATGAGCCTCCAATTACCACCCATGTTCTCAAAACCTAATTTTTGAAACACAGGATCAACGCCTAGACCTGACGTTATTGAAAGTACTATGTGCATATTCTCACTAATTTTTTTTACAGATTCAATCATTTGCTTTACTATTTTAAAATTTCTGTATTCTTGTTTTATGTAGATCATTTGTATCATCATTATTTCTGTTTTACTAAAAAAGTATTCTGATTTGTTAAACATACAACAACCAACTAATTCGTTTGTATCTAAATCTTTCAACAATATTATCTTACCTCTTTGTAAAACTGTATTAATAAAATTCGTAAGTTTGCCTCTATCTATTTCAGGGTAATCTAAGTCGATTAAGTCTGTATCTTTGTAATGTACTAATAAATTGTAAATATCTACAACATCGCTTTTCTCAGCATAAAGCTGATGTATGCTTGTCATGTTCTACCCCATTTTATGTCACGGACAGTTAAAGCTGCGAACTCCATACCTTTATCAGTGCTAAAAAATCTTTTTTGTGAATTATCTGTAGTAGTCCTACCAGCAGTTTTACTGAAATTACCCCAATGTGAAGTGACACTAATAATTAGATTAGCTGTACTTGTATTGTCAGATATTTTGTATTTGTCTATCGTTCCATAGAATATTAAAAAAGGATCAGCAATAACTGCATTATTACTATCTAAATAACCCTTATAAAGACTTACATTTGTATTAATTATATTTTCGTTTAATGCAACTGCGATGTAAGTTTGATCTACTCCTGATAAACTAAATGATAGTGTGTTTTTTGTTGGTCTATTAGTTTCGTTTGCGCCTGTAATACTTCTTAGATGTCCGTTTGCTAAATATGTTTGAGAGCTACCTGAAACACTTGAAGTAATGTCAAAGGGCGCATTAGTTAAATATATCCTCGAAGAAAATTCAATATCAACTAGATAGACAGGTTCAATGCTTCCTGTTGCTAATTCTGTCTTAACTGCACTTGTTAATCCTCTTGGCATTATAAACTCTCAATAACATCAAACTCGTATTTAAAAATTGGATTGCCGTCTTTATCATTTGCACCAAACTCAAACTCTTGTACATCACTTGTAAGATGTACTGTAAAAGGAACACTATCATAAGTCACAGCACTATTATTAGTTAATGCTTCTCTCAATGGTGGTTCGATAGTGACTGTAGCAGCGTTGCTTGATGAAGTCACATCATCTACTACCATGTAAACTTTGCTATGTGCGAACTTTATGAAGTCACCAGCACGTAATCTTTGTGTGCCGTCAGAGGCAAATCCGTCTATAGCTATCGTTGTATCAGCCGAAGAGTGTGCGCCATTGATCAACAAAGTCCCTGTTTCACTACCAAGAGCATTCATATTACTTGGCAAGGTTATGGTGAAATTTTCTTTTCTTGATCTTTGCTTCATTATAAAAGCCATTATTGGCGCAAAATCTTCTCTTTTCATTGGAGGAAATGAAACTGTAAAACTAAATCTTTGTCCTTGAATTTGTCTTCTAAAAGTTTTGCCACTATCTGTTTCTGTAATTAAAGTTTTTTGATTATTCTTTATATTGACAGCGTTAAAATTTGTACTTGGGAATGCACCACTCATATGATTGCCATTTTACCTTTTTCGTTTACTGCACTATTAATCAAGTTAACAATCGTGCCTCTACTATTAACTAATAATTCGTTAAAACCTCTTGCGTCAACAGTATTAATATTGAAGTTTACAGTCACAGCTTTTCC